CAGCAACCTTATAGATGGTTCTGATGACTTCGCGGTTGATTTCAGCAAGAATCTCAGTTGACAGAATGTTTGCCAACTCAGCTTCAGCGTTCAGACCGTGGATTGCCTTGAGGTCCTGTGCGAGTTCTAAGGAGTACTCTGCCTTCAGAGCTCTTGAACGTGCGGTAACGGTGACTTTCTCGATCGAGAAAGCCATCTGGTTGAATGCATTAGTACCCGTGTCGAGTGCTTCAGCACTCTGGGTCTTCATGCCCTGACCAACCAGGTAACCCAGTGAAGATGCAGTACCAACAGGGTTCAGAACTGCAGGGTTGGTGCCAGACTGGGCAGTAGTACCCATACCAGCGTTAACATCGGTGAAGTCAGTGAGGTTAAATCCTGCATCCTGACCAGAATAAGCGGAATCTGCTTCGTTGTAGAATGCTTCGGTTCCGTTCTGATTGACGTACTTCGAACGCATTGCGAAGATCAGTCCAGTAGGACCGCTCATTGGTTGAACACCTGCGAGGTCATAAGCGACCAGGTTAGGCATTGAACGTCTGATCAGAGAGATCAGAACGGGGTCAAAACCAGCAACAGGTGCAGCACCAGCACCACTAAAACCAGCATTACCGGTTCCAGATGGGTCAGTGTTTACGTTTGGTTGCTCAGTCAGGAATGAACCTGATTGTGCGAATGCTTGTTGTTCGCGGAGGAACTTTTCTTGGTTTTCCAGCAGGACAGCGGTTACAGCTCTCTTATGAGAATCTTTGATTGACTCAAGTCCCTCATAGTTGAGGAGAGGTGCCCACTTTTCCTGCAGATGCTCTGATTGGAACATTTGCGTTTACCTTAGTGAATGTTTTTGTTTGATTTAATGTTAAATTCAGTTTTTGTTGCCAAATGAACCCAGGGTTTTCAGGTATGCAGACATCGAGTTTGAGTATGACTCATGCTGAACGTCTACTCCCTCAGAAAGGGTTTCTGTTTTAGCGGATGAAGACTTTGGTTTAGAGGCGAAATACGACTCCTTCAGTGTCTCCAGCTTTTCACGATATGCTTCTTCACTTTCAAACTCAACACTTTCAGCAAGTGAAGCGAGCTTCTCTTTCTGAGTCTGTGCAAGACCTTCAGAGACTTGATCTAAGATTCCATCAGCAACCGACTCTGCGAGACGCTTGTTAAGGGAAATATTTTTCTCAATCTGCTCGTTGAGTTTTGTTTCCATGTCATCAAGTTTTTCTACCATGCTCTCAAGTACATCATATTTTTCTTCAGGGATTGTTACATAATGTTCTTCAAAAAGACTTCTCATTCCTTGGAGGAATGATTCGGTCATTTCGGTCTTCAGACCGTGCTCAATGGCGAGTGCATTTTCTTCAAACCACTCGTCAGCAACATACTCAAGATAAGAATCAACACGCTCTGCGAGTGATTCTTTGATTTCTTGTACTTCTTCAGCGAGAGCAACTGCATATGCCTGCTCCAGCTCTTCTTTGATGCCAGCAACTTTAGAATGAATTGCTGCCTCAAAGATGGTTTTTGCTTTTTCTTTGAATTCTTCGGAGAGTTCTTCACCGCCAAGAAGTGCATTGACATCTTCTTCGATGTCATACTCAGCAACCTGCTCAGTTTCTTCTTCAACTACTTCTTCTGATTCTTCGATTACTTCTTCAGAATCAGTTACTTCAGTAGTTTCTTCTTCCTCGATTACTTCTTCTGCTTCGAGTTCTTCTTCTTCCTTCACACCTTTCATTGCTTCAGCAGGCTTTGCACCCTTATTGACAACATCCTTAACTTGCTTAAGGGTGCTACCTGGGGTTTTGAGTTTTGCTGAATCGTCGTCTGGACGATAATTTTCTGGGGTAGGTCCGCCGAGATCTTCGTAAGATCCTGCTACTGAAGTATCCATTGGTTCTGCTGCTTTTGCGCCAGCGTTAACAGCAGTTTTGGATTGCTTAGTGCCTACTTCCATTTCTTGTAAATCATTTCCACTAGACATTTGAACTCTCCGATTTTCCGTTTATTAAAACTATATTTATTTATAAATTAAGATATTTTATGAATTAAAGGCTATTTAAAAAGTCATTAAATAGGTTTAACTTATTTTCCTCAAGAATTCTTTGATCAACAAGGGTGTTGATTCTACGCTGAGTTTTCTCAGCATATTTTTCGCGGAGGATTCCACCATCCCATACCCACTCTTTACCTTCCATAATTCCCTCAACAAATGCATCAGGTGCGGAAGGATCAGCAACGATATCAGCAGCAGTTGCTAACATGAAATCATCGCCAACGATATTAACACCCTCACGGGTCATCTTTAATGAACCAATACCACGAGAAGAAACACCAAGTTTTACACCTTCTTCAATCAAAGAAGATGCAATCTTACCCATTGGAGTGCTGAGGATTTTTGCTTTACCAATAAAGTTTGAACCGCTTTCTCTTAAAGAAACAATCTTATGGGAAACACGATCCAAATTTACAGTTGGACCGTCTGGGTGTCCCAGTTCTCCAAGTGCTCTACCAGCAACAACGTGATTTTCGTTATATCTAGAAACTTCACGGCGAAGTGTCTCCATAGGATACATTCTGCCATTACGGTTTTTGATGTTTCCCTGGAGGAAAACACCCTCAATATACATTGATTTCTTACCGTTTTTTTGTTCGACAAGAATCTCAACTGATTCGATTTCTTCTCTGATAAGTTTCATCAGGCTACTCCGCTAACTTGTACTTGTTGTGCATATAATGTACCACTGCCAGTTGCAGCAATAGATCCGACTTTAAATGATCCTCTTAACTCAGCATATGGAGCACTAAAAGCAGTAGCAACTCCAGATGAATCGTGGTTTATTACAATTCTGGTATTAAAATATCCACCAACGTTAGATGATGTATCAACTGATTTCACAGTCTTATGACTAAAATCATAATATGATTGGCCTGTTACCGATAATGATACTGCATCACCAACCTCAAATGGAGATCCAGTTCCCTCTGGAAAATCAATTGTTGTTGTTGCTCCAGTTGTAATACCAACCACTCTTTGAGAAGATGGTCTACCCAAACTAATAGTTGCTTCTTGACCACTAGCAACATAATAATTTGCATTTGTAGCAGTAGGATCTGTTCCAATTGCTACATGTGCAGGAGCACCAACAGCAACAACTCTCAGAGTATCTGACTGATGTGATATCGCAGACGACTGTGCATTAGATGAAGTAATGGCAAAAGAAGTGCCATTACCAACTGGTTGATGTGCCATTATTTTCTAGATACTAATCATTTAATAGTTATTTATAAATACTACTCTTCTTCACCATATTGATCTTCGATTTCATCATTACTTAATAATGAATTCGCTGCTACTGGACGAAAAGCATCAACTCTTTCTGAAGATTTTGCAAAAAGCAAATCTTTAATTTTATCGCTGATCTGTGAAGGTGATTCATCAGTAGCAATCATATCTAAAAGTTCTTCCATTTTAATAAATCAATAGACAACTAAACGTATTTATATCTCCCCACCCTTGGGTAGTTCTGGTGCTTCTGCTGGGGAAGCATCAATTTCTGGTTCCATAACTGGTTTTCCAAGATCCATTTGTGATGTTGAATCTAATGGCATTCCCGTTTCTGGATCTACTGGCGCATTTGGATCTGGAATAATTCCCTTTTCAATTTCTTTTTTAATGAGAGCATCCTGTTCAATAATTTCAATATCAGTTTGACGAAGGATCTTACGTCTTACATAATCTTGTGAATAATACTTACCAATATAAGGTTCTGCAGTTTGAACCATTGAAAGTCTCTCATTCATCAATTCTGCTTCTTTGAGTTCAGAGAAGTGATTATCATACAGGAAATCATATTGAATATGCTCACTCATTACTTCCCAATCTTCTGGAGTAATAATGTTTTTGAGAATCAATTGCGTCTTGAGCATATCATTGAACATATTTGAGAATCTCTTTCTCAAACGTCCAACAAACTTGGTGAATTTGAGTTCGTCTCTCAAAATCTCAGAAGACCGTCCAAGATTAAATCCACCTTCCCCGTCCATTCTTGATGGGGGGACATTAAGTGATCTGTATAACTTTTTCTTAAAGTATTCAATATCAGTGATTTCCCCAAGGTTTTGCCCTCCAGGAAGAGTAGAAATCTCAGTTCCACGTCCTCCTTCTCTTCTAGGCAACCAGAAATCTTCAAGCATAGCCATGTATTTTTTGTCATCACGAATTTCTCCTGTGTTAGCATCATAAACTAGTTTGTTGCGATATCTCATCATGACATCGCGGAGATATTGTTCTGCCTTTACCTTAGGAAGATTGCCAACATCAATGTAGAAAATTCTACGCTCAGGTGCGCGAGACAATCTGTAAATAACAAGACTGTCTTCAATCATGCGAAGTTGATTGAGAGACTTGATTGCTTTGTGAAGATACGAAAGAGTTGATCCCTTATTTCTATCTACAAGACCAGATGTGCAGTAAGTAATTGCATCCTTTGCAATTTTAATTCCTTGACTTGCTCCA